CTTTTGATCTAATTTTACTCTCAACATATTCAGTTAAAATTTCAGAACCCTTGTTAATAATAGCCTGACCAGTAAGAGTGATTGATCTCGCAAGATCATCGTCTCCTAATGCAAAATATTTATTTCCAAATGCACCATAGACGGAATTAAGGAAAATTTTCTGAGTCTTTTGATCAATATCCAAAAGCCTTGCTTGTTTTTCCAGTTCTTTTCTTTCGGGACAATCTTCCATTTCTCCCATCTCTTTTTTAACTTTCCCTAATTTCTTTACAGCTTCGACCCTTCTCTTATAATATTTGTCAATGATTTCAGGAAAAAGACCCTTTTTCTTCTGTGTGAACAAGACATTTGCCTTTGAAATTGATATTTGTTCCTTTTCTACAAGTTTCTTGAATGCATCAGGTGATATTTTATGTTGTGTGTCGTTTGCATCACGAATGACAACTATATCATTGGACTTTTCTATGATTGTCCCAAGCTTTGTTTCTGGTGATATATTCAATGTTACCATTGTATTTGGATATAGTGAATTGGCATCAAAAGAAACTAGGTGTTTATGTATACCGCTTTCTGGTTCCTTTACAAATGCACCTTCATTTTTTCCAATCTTATCCGTATTTCTGATAAATGTTGGAATCTTCACTTCTCTTTTTCTTGCTTGAATTGCGGCGGCTCCTGTAATAACACCGAGACTTCTCAATGCGCTTTCCATAGTAGTTAACCCTGTCACGGCGAGTGACCTCAAGAGTGGCATATATTTCAAGGCATCATCCAATTTAACAAGAATGTTTACGTCTTGAATGTTATAATCAACGAACACTTCCCAATTTTCATCTGCGAGGTCTGAAAGATTACCTCCACCGTAATTCACCTTGCTTTCTCCAAGTTCTATTGATCCAATTGTATCTAATTTGTAATTTTCTCTAGGAGAAAGACAAAACTTCTTGTATACATCCATGTAATCGATAGATGAAACGCCATCAATAAGCCAAACCTTTTCCTCTTTACCGAATTTGTTAAACTCAATTCTACTGTAAATGTTTTGAGTGGGAGATAACCTACACGCATCATTTTCATCGCATATCTTTCCTATTCTCGTAATAAGGTAGGGAATATCGAAAAACTTACTGTTCCATCCAGACAATACATCCATGTGATCTTTTTCGATGAATTCCAAAAATTTCGTAAGAAGCTGTCTTTCCGAAGAGCAATGAACGTACTTCACATTCTTTTCTTTTGGGGTATACGCCTTGGTTCCCCAAACATGAAACATTTTAGACAATGTATCGTATATGGTAATAACATTCACAGCCGCGTTTGCTTGATCTGGATGAGGGAATCCCTCGTCTTTGGAGTAAACCTCAATGTCCAAATAGAATATCTTTAAAGGATGTTGAGTGAATTCTGGTTTCTCATATTCGGTATGAAACATATCAACCAAGAATTGTTGATATATACTTAAATTTTCAAAAACACGAATAGTGTCATTTTCCTTCAAATACTTGGAGCGATCATATTGGCTATTAAAAGTTTTTTTCTTCAATTTCGTATTAAAGAGACTGATAGCATCGTGGTTCCCATTTGTTTCCAAGTATATATATGGTCTATACGTAGACTCGACCCTTATTCTTTTACCATCATTCGCCCAAGTAAAAAGATTCATGCAACGTTCTTTTGAGTTATACGATATATTTCTGTACATTGTAGAATAAGTAATTCTAAGAGATTATGGAAGATATTGCAAGCAAATTTTTCAACACACTAACAGATTGTCCAAGTGAAATTCCTGATTGTGAAAAACTTAGAGAAGAATATGTTAGAACATTAGATGCCATGAAAGTTAAAGGAGCGTGTTCATCATGTGCGGAAAGAAGTCTAAGAAATAATTTTATATCCAGATTAAAAACAATACTTCAAAAATGATTTGGTTTTATTTTTCAGGTTTACTTACAGTAAACAGTCTTTTGATTCTTTGGTTTTATTCTCCACTTTCATCATCTATTGCAAAATATATCTTGAAAAAAGATAACATTTCAAATTTGGATGACTTTTTGGATTTCATTTACATTAAAAACGAAATATTGGGAAAACTTCTCTCATGTTGGATATGCATGAGTTTTTGGTTATCTTTAATTATTGGAATAATTTTGACTTTTTGTTTTAATTTGTCTTGGTTTTTTCCAATTATGACATTTTTTACATACCCGTCTGTTCTTTTTTCAATCAAACAATTATACCGTTGATAGCATTGAGACGTTTTCTCTCTTTATGACCATATGGGTGGTTGAATAGCTCGGTATAGCAATGGATATTGTCATCGTTCTCAAGCCAACGAGAATTAGCATCTCTTCTAGCTTTTGCGGAAATGTTCATATAACGACCCTTCTTGCTCAATACATCATCTATCTGTGCAATCATCTCATCACCACTGTTGAACTTGAATTGTGCATTTTCATATGTGCATAGGTCTTGACAAGCAATTGGAAGACCAAATGCATTTGCCTCTACAAGTTTTAAATCCGACTTGGATTTGTTGAAGTTATTATTTTGAAGAGGTGCTACAAGCATATTGATTCTAAGATTCTTGATCTTTTCACCATAATTATACAAGTTTTGCCAAGGATGAAACTCAATCTTTCCAGATTGAACAAGATGCGCCAATGGGAGAGGATATGCACCGAGAAAAACCCATTGATACTTGTTAACTGTATCGGAAATCGCTTTTACAACATGAGCAAAATCATCGTTTTGACCTACTCTATTATCAACGTCAAAGTGAGCACCAGATCCAGCATAAAGGATTCTTGGTTTTTTCTTATATGTATCATAGTTGTTGGATATTTGTTTCTCATCATAGAAATGACCAAGCCAGAACTTTGGAGGAAAATTTGGAATAATTGTGACATTTGGATGTCCAGTTTTTTCCATGTAATATTGCCTCATGAAAGGACATGTTACTGTTACCTCATCACATAAAGACATAATATCTTGACAGTTTTTACGAATCTCTGGATCTGTAAATGCTGGTTTATATTTGTTGTAGTCTGGAATATCTTCAGAGAAAACAAGATCATCAATTTCGTAAATCAATCTAAATCCAATTTCCTTAGAAATTTCTTTAAGAAATTGAACAAACTTTAATTGATGGGATGTGGCTTGTCTCTGAATTCTTACAACTTTGGTATGAATGTAATAACGTGGATCTAGGTTCATTACGGTGGAACCGTGAACAGTCATTAGATTAAAAGCGTTCAAAAGATGTTCAGGCCAAATCATTCTCCAAAAACCGCAACCACTGTAATCAGCATAATACTGTATAACCCTAGAAAGATTTTGTTCAGGAGGTGCAATTTCCTGTTTTTTTACAGGAGATGTCACATTGCTCGCAAATCTTTGAGAGTTTTTAAGAAACGGGGATGTGAATGCATCATTTGGTATTTGAATCATAGAATTAATTATTTCACTTCAACTCTAAATCAAGAGGAATTCTTTTTGTAATTCCGTTAATTTTTTCCAAATATACGACTTCTCCATTCGCTAATTTAGAACATTCCCTTCTATGAGAAATTACATAGATACCATAAGAATACTTATCAACAAATTCATTCAAAATTCTCACAACATTTTCAACTCCTGCTGAATCCAAACTAGTGTCCAATAGTTCATCATAGAACTGAACATTATAATAAACATTTGTCTGAAGTTTCAACATATCAATAAACGCAAACATAATAGAAAGATCGATTGCCTTTCTCTCCGCTCCACTATAATTGAAGTATGTTGTCGGCTTACCTCTTTCATTTTTAATATCCTCTTCAAAATATTGATCAAATGTAATAGAGGAATTTGCATTAAGTTCTTTTAGATAAAATGCTATTTTTGCATTGAATAAAGCAAGTATCTTTTTCACAACATAACTCTTCACTCCTTCTTCGGATAAAACAAATTTCACGTTTTCCAATACCTTGAAACGTTTTTTTAATTCTTGTAGTTCATTGGAAATTTCTTGAATTTGAATCTGTATTTCTTCAACACTTTTAGCTTCTTCTTCTTTGTAATTCTGAAGATCATTTAAAGCATTTCTTTCTTTAGATAGCTGAGAGTTGAAATATTGAACTTTCTCTTCATCGTTTTTCTTTTGTTGCTCAAGAAGTGAATTTTTATTCACACTGTCTTTTAGTAAATTTATAGCCTTATCTATCAATGTCACCTCAGATTCAAGTTCATTTTGTTTTTTGGAAAAATCCACAATTATATTGTTCTTCTCCTCAATATCTTTTTGAATAGTTTTTTTTCTATTATCTATATGTTCCAAGTCACTATCCGTTACAGCCCTTAAACAAATTGGACACTCATCCTGATCTGTTCCAATTTTCAATAAATCATTTTTTAAAATCTTAATCTCAGTGGAAATCTCAGTTTTTTGTTTAAAAATTTGTTGAATTTCATCATTCTTCGTTTTTTTCTTTTCTTCCAATTTTTTAATTTTAACTTTATTTTGAGACACACCATCAATCACATATTTGGAAATATTGTCATTTGTAACCTGAATTTGCTTGTCCAACTTTGATATATTTTCTTCTATTTGATTTTTTCTTTTTTCCCTTTCTTCGGAGTTTCTTTTATTTTGATCCAATACGAGTTTTACAGTTTTTTCCAAGTCATCGTATTTTTCACTTTTTCTCTCTATTTCCTTTTTCACGTCACCGTATTCCTCTTTCAAACCGGAATTCATTTTAGAAAAAACATCCAAGTTAAATATGCCTTCGATGAATTTTTTCTTTTCTAAATTCTTCTGAGCCATAAAAGGAACGGTTGAATTGATGGAAAGACATATGCAGTTTGTAAAAATTTCTGGAGTAAGGTTGAGAATGTTTAAAATATACTCAGTGGTATTCGCCATGCTATCTCGGCTTATATCAACGCCATTTTCAAACAAATTGAGTTTAGATGGTTTTATTGTACGAATAATTTCGTATTCGTTTTCATCTATTGAAAATGTTAAAGATACTTCCGCTGATTCGTTTGTGAGGTTGTTTACAACAAATTCTTTTTTTATACCTCTGGTTGTTTCACCAAACAATGCAAAATAAAAGGAGTCTACAAGAGAACTTTTTCCAGTTCCATTTTGTCGATCCATCAGATCCTTATTGATGCCTGTAATAATGTTAAGTCCTTTTTGGAAATCAACAGAAACAATGGTTTTTCCAATACTTAGGAAATTTTTTACTTTAAGTGTTTTAAATACTACTTTTTTCACGATTTTTTATATAACTCCGTTGTATATTTCACAACATCTTCCTTATTATCAATATCCAATAATTCAACAAAATCAGAAATTGCTTTCACCATATCAATACCAGATAAATCATACTCATCATCAAGTTCTTCTGAAACAGGATTAAATGCAATCGTGTTATCAAAAGAAATTGAAATTGGATTTTGACTCTTTATATTGACCGAATACTTGTCCAGTTCCTCGCTCTCCACATTCTTATCAACTATTATGCGAACAATGTTGTTTTCTACAACACTGGAATTGTTTTCGTATTCGGATAGTTTGATTTTTTTATGCTTCGGGGAAATTATATTTTCATGGAATGTATATTCCATTGTATCGAA